ATGAAATGGAAGATTTTATTGTGCATGATTATCAATCAATGATGGCAACAATTGAACGAATGAAGCCTGATTTTGAAAAATGGTTGAATATTCAAAAAAATTGGAGAAAAAATGAAATGAGTTTAAGAACCAAAATGTTGAATGATTTAAAAAACATTTTACATTCAAAAACACCTGCAAATGACTAAAATTAGTACAAAATCCGACATCCATAAAAAGCAATTTGTCGATGCACTCGAAAAAACGCTTGGAAATATATCATTAGCCTGCAAAATGGTTAATTTGCATCGTTCTACATTTTACGAATGGTGTAAAACTGATAGTTTGTTTAAGGCATCGGTTGAAGATATTAATGAAATTGCACTTGATTTTGCCGAATCTGAATTACAAAAACAAATAAAAAATGGTTCAACGGCAGCCACTATATTTTATTTAAAGACAAAAGGTAAAAAACGAGGTTACATTGAAAGAATAGAACAGGAATTTCGTGGTGGTTTGGAAAATAAACTTGAAATTTCAATTGTTCGTACTGAAACACCAATAAGAAAATTAGAATCGGATATAGATTTAGACTAATGTTTCAAACAACTCAATTATTTGATGAAAATTTACTCGCAAAAACTAAAATAATTGTAAATCAAGGTGGTACTTGGTCATCAAAAACTTATTCTATACTACAATTATTGAGTTATATTGCCGTTTCGGAGCCAAATGTATTAATTTCGGTTGTTGGGCAGGATATTCCCAACTTAAAAAGAGGTGCATTGCGTGATTTTCAAAACATTTATGGTGATACACCACAAATTGAATCCCAAATATTTAATTACAATAAATCAGAACGAACATATCATTTTTATAATGGTTCGATTATTGAATTTATGAGTTATGAAAATGCCCAAGATGCAAAATCAGGTAAACGAGATTATTTATTCATAAATGAGGCAAATGGTATTGATTATTCAATTGCAAAACAATTGATTATCAGGACTAAAAAACGAGTTTATATCGATTATAACCCCGATGCCGAATTTTGGGTGCATGAAAAATTCCTAAATAATCCTACGGCAACCTTTTTATATTCTGATTATCGAAATAATCCATTTGTACCACAATCAATCATAGATGAAATTGAAGATTTAAAAAACATCGACATTGAATTATGGAAAATTTATGCTCGTGGAGTTACAGGCAGAATTGAAGGACTAATTTACAGGCATTGGCATCAAACAAAAGAATTTCCTATGGATGTTCCTTATGTTTATGGTTTAGACTTTGGTTATAATCACCCTACGGCACTAATTAAATGCGGTTGGAGCGATGAAAAATACTTTGTTGAAGAAGTTATTTACCAAAGTGGTTTAACTACGGCACAACTCATAGAACAAATGAAAAAATTAAATATTGGAACAACCGAAATATTTGCCGATTCTGCTCGACCCGATACAATTGAAGAAATTTCATCGCATGGTTTTAATGTATTTAATTCGGATAAATCCGTAAAAGATGGGATCAATTGCATTAAATCAAAACCACTTATGGTTGTAAATAGTCCAAATTTGACTAAAGAATTGAGAACATACAAATGGAAAGTAGATAAAAATGGTAAACCTTTGGATGAACCCGTAAAATTTAACGATGACGGAATGGATGCAATGCGATATGGAATTTATAATGGTTTAAAACAATCAAATAAAAAAGTAACATGGTTTTAGTAAACATTGATAAAATTTATAAATTTCCTACGCAATTAAATGAAATTAGCCTAAAACAATTTATTAGGATCAATCAATTAATTAAAAATGGTGATTTTGATGAGGCAATTATTTATTTATTAAATATTGATATTGAAATTTATTTTAATATTGATAATCAAGGAAAACTTAATTTAATAGAATTATTAACCATTTTAATGAATGGCGAAATTATATTAGAAGAAAGCAACATTGATTTGTATGATTTAGATAGTTGCCCAATTGGTCAATTTGAAGATTGGAAAGCCACAATAATCCAATATGCAAACAAAAACGAAGAATTATCGATCCCATTTTTATGTTTATTAGAAAAAGGCGATTATGACTATTATAAAAGAACAAATCAACGATATTTGGAATTTTTGGAAATACCTTGTTCAGTTGCACTTTTTTACCAAAATAAAGTGAATCAACAATTTGAAGAATTAAAAAGTAAATTCTTACCTTTGTTTGAATCGGATATAGAAGATATGCAAATTGAGGCAGGTGCAGAATCATTAAATCAGTTTGGTGGTTATGGAACATTGATACAATTAGCCAATGGAATTTATAAAGATATAGAACAAGTAAGTAAAACAAGTGTGGCTGAAGCTTATACTTTTTTAAGTTATAAAAAGATTGAGCGACAATACATTGAAAATTTAGAAAAATTAAAGCGTGAAGAATTTAATCGAAATATTTAAAACAAAAGCTGAAAAATCATTTTATTTTGGAAATGGTACTTTAATTGAATTAAATTCACAATCAAACGCAAAATATCCATTAATTTGGATGCAATTTCCTTTAACAATCACAAACAATTCCCGAAACAATATAATCATTTCTCAAACATTCAATTTTAATCTGATGTTCTTACATTCAGGTAATATTACCGATACGCAGGCAATCGCTAATCAATCGTTTGATAACATGAATAACATAATGGTTGGTTATATTCAATCAATTCAAAACGAATTTGAACAAAACGAAGATAATCCTATTGTTTTTGGTAATGCATCAATGATAAATAAAAAACAAGACAATATTCATTTTGGTTGGTCGGTTAATGTTCAAATTACTTTACCAATTAATAGTTCACTTTGTTGTAATATGTTTGAATGATGCAATTTGACCAAACAATTGAGGAAATGTTTAATTTAAAAGATGCTATGGTTGAGTTAATTCAACCAAGTGAACTTGCTAATTCGCATGAAGTCATTGTAAATACTCAAACAACTTTTACCGATATTTCGATTGTTGCAAACGATTATTGGTATTATGTAAATTCAGGTCGAGGTCGCTCACAAAATGGTAATAATCCACCTTTAGTTCGCCCTGCAATTCGTGAATGGTTGGATAAAAAGAATTTACCAACATGGTACAATGCAAAAGGAAAAGCATTAACCAAAGATGAACAGGCATTTTTAATTTCAAGAAAAATACATCGTGAAGGATATAGAGGGAATTTTTATGCAGATAAAACTGCACCATTATACCAAGATGCTATAGATAAAGCAATTTACGAGGACATTCAAAATTATTTTAATAATGAGTTTAACAATTAGTACGGAACCAAGTTCATATACGGCAGTTTATAATCCAATTATATTTGAATTTGATTCAGATGTAAATTCTGATTTTACTATTGGTGGCGAAATTGAATCAGAAACAACTTCAAATTATAATGGTTATATCCAAATATTTAATGGCAGTACAGCACATGGTTTATTAGTTGGTGATTTTATAAAAATTTCACAAGATGGTGGAATTACAGGATTAGAAGGTATTTATATTGTTACTAAAATAATTGATATTGAAACTTTTGTTATCAATGCACCATATACAATTGCACCAACATCGCCTGTTTGGTATTTTAAATATTTAAAAAATTATAATGCAGTCATTCGTGTTTTTGCTTATAATCTTTGTGATGCGAGTTATAAATTAATAGCAAAATTAACTTTAAAACCAATATTTGTTGGTGGTTATTGCAAATTTTATATTGATATAGCAGATATTTTAAAAGATTTTAATAACGAATGCAATACGGCTGATAATGTTATAAGTGGCGATTTATTCCCATTAATAAGTCCTCCAACAATTGAAACAAATAATAATTCATTTTTAAAATTTTATATTTCGTATGCCGAAGGATTTGATAATCCAATTTCAGGCGATGCAGAATATATTGAAACTGAACCATCAGATTTATAATCATGCCTACATACTATAATACTTCCAATGCCTGTGTTCAATATAACGAAGTTAATGACTTGACTGATTATATTGTTAATGATACATCGGTAACTAATATTAAATTTTTAACTGAATCACCTGATACTCGTATTTTAAATGTTAATGAATTGTCTGCATTGTATTTTCTTTCAAACGATGCTTCATTTAGTGGTTATGCCCAATATACTTATTACGATATTGATGGTAATATACCAATGCAAACCAATGTTGATTTATCTACATTAGTTAAATATCATAATGCAATACCGGTAAATTGGATTGGCGCAGACCCAACGGCAGTTAAAATGAGAGTGGGTTTAATTCGTACAACAAGCGTAGCAATAACTGAAAAAAAATATTTTATATTAGATAATAGTCAAGAATGTACTCAAAAACAAATTACTTGGTTAAATAAACTTGGTGGTTATGATACATTTATGTTTGCAGGTGGTCAAGAATATATTATTGATGCACAAAAAGAAAACCCTATTGAATATCCTTTTAATACTAATTTTGAATCGCCATTGCGAATAAATGCCTATCGGTCAATTAATTCAAAAAAATCTTTTACACTTGCAAATCGGTGTTCTAATAAAGAAACTGCTGATTGGTTAAAATCAGAATTAGTAAATAGTGCTGATGTTTATGTGGTAGAAAACGATATTTATATTCCTGTAGATGTTAAAACGGCAAGTGTGGAGTATAATTCATGGTCAAGAGAATTTATAGTTAAGTTTGGTTTTAGTTATTCATTTCCAATTAATATTCAAACTCGCTAATGGATTACGCAGAAATTATAATCGACAATAAATATTCTTTGGATTTATCAGGTAAATTAACTTCGATTCCAACCACTTATGAATTGATAGATATTACTGATTTAAATCGCCGTTCAGGGAGTAAAACCAAAACAATTAGTATTCCAAGAACAAAAAAAAATGATAAAATATTTGGGATCCCATTTAATGTAAATGCGAATAATGAATTTAATAAATACCAAAGCAGACCAATACGAATTGAAAAAAATAGTTTTGTTGTATTTCAGGGACTATGTAAATTAACTGACATCACAAACGATACAATCAATTTATATGCTTTTGCAGAATTAAGTAAATTAAAAGAATTATTTGGAACGAGAACATTAAATGATTTAAACCTTTCAAATTTAGACCATTTATACGATGAAACTATTTTTGATACATGGGATGGTACTTATCCAATTTATACTCCACAAGATTATTTTTATCCATTAATTGATTATGGTAATTTACAATTGCGTGATCCAAGTATAAGTTCATGCGAAGCACCTAATTACGATGTATTTATTACCGACATGCGACCTGCTGTATATTTGAAGCGCATTATAAATCAAATTTGTATTGATGCAGGTTATACTTTGGTAACTAATTTTTTTGATAATCCTGTAAATGCAAAAATGCTAATACCATTTACCAATAATGAGTTTATCCATGCAGTAATTGGTGGTATTCAAATCAATGGTGTTTGGGCAAATAACGCTTTACCATTTTTGATTCCAAGTGGAACGAGTGGTACATTTGTAATTGAAGCAGATACTATTGTTGCAGATCCTGTATCGCAATGGGATATAGTTAATTATGATTTTACTGCAGGTTTTAACCAAACATCAAGGTGGACTTATAATTTAGCCATAGAATTTCCAAACATAGGTTTTAGGTTTCCTGCTGAAGAAATAGCATTTTTTATAGTTCAAAAAGATACAGGAGCAGGATGGGTAGAAACGGAAAGGCATCCAATTGAGGGACCAAACCAAAGAAAATTTTTTAGGCAACAATATACTAATACTGATACATTCGCTATTGGCGATAAAATGAGATTTTTAATTGAGAAAAATTATGAAGGTGTGGATTTGGATATTCAATGTCAGATGGTTCAATTTGATCCATCGGCAGGAGGCAAGACAATTGAGGTTGGGGAATTTGTGCAATTAGCACCAAATTTACCTGCAATCAAACAATCTGATTTATTTAAGTCATGTTACCAAATGTTTAATTGGGTTGTGTTAGTAAATGATGTTACAGGTGTGGTTAATATAGAAACATTTGAAAGTTTTTATTTAAATGGTGGTCAAAAAGATTATAGTAATAAATTATCATTAACACCAAATCCAATTATTTCATATCAATCAACCGATTTTAATCGTAAATATAATTTTCAGTACGAACATGATACGAATGATTATTGGTTAAAACAATACGATACAAGACAAACTTACGCAACTCAATATGCTTTTGGCGATGGTAATTATTATTTGACTGATGAGGGAGAAACT